CCTTCGGCAGGGCGTGCTCTTTCGGCAGGGCGTGCTCTTTTGGTGAGTGGTGCTCCTTCGGCGCGTGTTGCTCTTTCGGCAGGGCGTGCTCTTTTGGTGAGTGGTGCTCTTTCGGTGGAAGTTGCTCCTTCGGCAGGGCGTGCTCTTTCGGCGAGTGTTGCTCCTTCGGCGAGCGGTGCTACTTCGGCGCGTGTTGCTCTTTCGGCGAGTGGTGCTCTTTCGGTGAGCGGTGCTCCTTTGGTGAGCGGTGCTACTTCGGCGAGAGGTGCTCCTTTGGTGAGCGGTGCTCCTTTGGTGAGCGGTGCTACTTCGGCGAGAGGTGCTCTTTCGGCGAGTGGTGCTCCTTCGGCGAGCGGTGCTCCTTTGAAGGGAAAGGCGAATATATCGGCGATTATCCTTTCCTGGCTTTTGTCGGATTCGGCTCCCGGATTGGCAGCAAGGTTTACTTTTTCAACCTGCAAGACGGCATTTATGTCCGTTGCGGCTGCTGGCTGTCGGATATAGCGGGGTTCCGGGAGAGAGTGAAAGAGAAGAATGCCGATGCGATGTACCTGGATTTGTGCGATCTGGTCGAGAGGAAGTTTAACAGGAAAAACTGAAAATACTACAAAGAGTGAATATAGGATTAGTAGATGTAGATGGTCATCATTTTCCGAACTTGGCATTGATGAAACTTTCGGCTTGGCATAAGTCGCACGGGGATTCGGTTGAGTTCGCCAATCCGATGTTCGGTAGGTACGATCGAGTGTATATGTCTAAAGTTTTCACTTTCACGGCTGATTGTGCAGACTACTACCCGTGCGAGATCGTACGGGCGGGAACAGGTTATAAGGACTATACAATAACATTACCAGACGAGATTGAACATATCTGTCCTGATTATTCGCTTTACAGTGTGAATGAGGCTTTCGGATTCCTAACACGCGGTTGCCCGAACGGTTGCCCGTGGTGCATCGTTCCGCACAAGGAAGGCTCCATCCGGCCGGCATCCCCGCTCCGGGAGTTCCTCGGCGATAAGCGTCGGGCTATATTATTGGATAACAATGTACTGGCGTCGGATTTCGGGCTGGAACAAATCGAAGAAATAATTCGCACGGGCATATCTGTTGATTTTAATCAAGGGTTGGATGCTCGCCGGGCGTGTGCCGATAAATATATACTTGACTTGCTATCGCGGGTTAAGTGGATAAGATACGTCCGGTTTGCATGCGACAGAATCAGTCAGTTAGATTCTGTGACAAAGGTTGTGCAGGAGTTGTCCAAGCGCGGCATAAAACCATATAGAATTTTTGTCTATGCTTTAATTGGGGATGTACACGAAAGTTTGGTCCGCATTGAGGCTCTGAAGCGATTGGGAGTAAGTCCCTTTGCCCAACCATATCGAGATTTCGAAAACAATATCGAACCGACAAAGGAGCAAAAGCGATTAGCCCGTTGGTGTAATCACAAATCTATTTTCAATAGTATTGATTTTAAGAATTATAAAGGATGAGAGCGAACGAATATCAGACACGCGCGATGAGTACGCGGCTGCCGAGTTGCGAGAATGCGACCTATATGCTTTTCGGTCTGATGGCCGAGATTGGCGAAATCGCCGACAAGATCGCCAAATGGCGCCGAAAGGGAGTGTGCCGGCTGGATATGGATCATTTGGTCTTCAATACGGGTGATCTGCAAGAGGTGGAGGGTTACAAATCCGAACTGATGAAAGAGGTCGGGGATTGTGCGTGGTTTATCGCGGGCATTGCCGATTGCTTCGGCTTCACGCTCGAAGAGGTCATGCAGCAGAACCTCGACAAACTCGCCAGCCGCCGCGAGCGCGGCGTGATCGACTCAAACGGGGATAACCGATGATCGCTTATGACCCACGCCTCTCTTTTCAGCGGGATCGGAGGGCACGATTTGGTTGCGGATTTGCCCCCGGAATTTTACGCCTGGGAGAACCGGGACAACTTTGCGGAATGCGGGGCCGACCTCCTCACCCTGTGGTGCGGCGACAAGTGGAAAAACCTGCGCGAGTTCGGGCCAGGCGACCCTTTCGATTTCCGCGCCGTTCCCGTGGAATACCGGCCGTTCGAGAAAAAATGGCTGTACTACACGGGCAAGAGCCGGGGACTTATGGGAAGCCCGCGCTACGATGTGATGAAGCACCTTCTGCCGTGGTGGTGGCACTTCTCCACGCCGAACCTCCTGAAAATCGTGCCGGAGATGGACGAAGGTACGCTCCGTTCCGAATCCGAAACGGCGGAGGAGGATTTGCAACTCCTGCCACTCAACATGAAATGGATCGCCACTTACAATTACGCCCGCGTGCTCGATCTGGAAAGGCAGGCAAGGGCGGCGGGGACACGCCAGCTAAAGTCGGTACAACTGACGATTTTTTGAAACGATAAATGAATACGAGAAGATATGAAAACCAAACTACTGCGCCGACTGAGGCGGGAGGGGCGTTGTCAGATACGTGTCTATTCAGTTCGTAAGGATATGGATGGGACGGTTGTTGGCATACGCTACGGGTATAATTCGGATGAATATGCGCATCTATGGCATTTTGCGATGACTTCGGATGAACTTAAATCAGAAGCAATGAAGATATATATCCTCCGCCGCATTGCGGAGCTAAAAGGAAAGAGAAAATGAAAAAAGTAATGTTCAACGATCGCTACGGCTTGACGCTCGAAGAGGTCATGCAGCAGAACCTCGACAAACTCGCCAGCCGCCGCGAGCGCGGCGTGATCGACGGAAACGGCGATAACCGATGATCGCTTATGACCCACGCATCACTATTCAGCGGGATCGGAGGGTTCGATCTGGCGGCCGAGTGGGCGGGCTGGACGAATGCCTTCAACTGCGAGATCGATCCTTTTTGTCGCAAAGTATTGAAATATCACTTCCCGAATGCAGAACAATATGAAGACATCAGAGCGACCGACTTCACTGTCTGGAAAGACCGTATCGACGTGCTTACCGGCGGATTCCCGTGCCAGCCGTTCTCGCTCGCAGGAAAGCGGCGAGGCACAGAAGACGATCGCTACCTGTGGCCCGCGATGCTCGACGTTATTCGGACTGTTCGACCCCGCTGGGTCGTGGGCGAGAACGTTTACGGAATCGTTAATTGGTCGGAAGGGTTGGTCTTCGAACAGGTGTGCGCTGACCTGGAGGCGGCAGGATACGAGGTGCAGCCGTACATTATTCCGGCTTGCGGTGTCGGCGCTCCCCACCGTCGGGACAGATGCTGGTTTGTTGCCCACCGTACAGACGCAGGGTCTGAAGCGATGCGTGAACGGGAAGATGGTTTTTATGCCGTTGAGCCTGTTGCCCACCCCGACGGCGATAGACGCAGGAAGCGGCCGAATGAACAAAAGCCTCTCCCCGAATGCGTCGGAACGTCCGACGCTGGCAATGGCGTCGAAAATGGGATTGTTGCCTACTTCGACCGCCAACGATGCGAAGAATGTAACGCTTCCTGCCAGTCAGGGCATACGCAACGGACTACCCAAAACAGCGATGCAAAGCGACGAATACCGGACTGGAACGGGTTCCCGACTCAACCCCCTGTATGTGGCGGAGATGATGGGTTTCCCGGGGAATTGGCTGGTATCGCCTTTCCTCGGTGGCGCCGGGAAGCCGTCAAAGCCTGCGGAAACGCCATAGTCCCGCAGGTGGCATTGCGGATTTTTGAAACGATAAACGAATACGAGAAGATATGAAAAACACAGTTGCACTTCAAGGGATTAGATTCTGGAAAGTGGAAGATGGATATATGCTTACTACAAAAGTTGCCTGCGTCACAGCGTTTCGGAATTATATCGGAGTTCCGGCCTTATCCGGATTCTCCGACCTTGATACAACGCCTAATCCAACGGGTTATATTCCGATGCTTGCAACCGGGGTTAAAGATGAAAACGGACAGATGGTTTTTGAAAGGGATGTTGTAGTATTCGATGCAGAGAAATACACCAATGGAGAAGTTAGGGGATTATTATTATGCGATGTAAAATACGATCCTGAATTTGGCGGGTTCTGTTTATATCCAATCGAAGGAGAGGGGGACATGTTTCCCATGTGGAAAATAAGTGAATCCATACGTATTGTCGGTAATAAGTATGAGGGATATGATAGCTGTAACACTTGGAATTAGATGGATTGAATTATTTGGTGAAAACAAAAGCAAGATGCCCGATAAAATGCGCCGTTCACGATGGGAAAAATGGAAACAGTTATGCCGTGATAACGGAGGGTTTGAGATCGTTGAATATTGGAGTACTCCCGATTCTGTTTGCTTAAATTGTAAACATTGCGACGGTGACTGGTGTAGATTTCAGTCGCTTCCCTGCTCCGTGAACCCTATAACTACATTCTCAAGTAATGAAATCGGGATGGCTTGTATGGGGATAGGCTTTCATAATAAACAACAAGAACTATTCTAACTATGATACGAGTTTTTGTTACGAAGTAGAACATTGCAAAACTTTCAAACATTTTGAAACATTTTGAAACATTTTGAAATATGAGAGAAATTAAATTCCGGGGCAAGCGCCTCGACAACGGAGAGTGGTTGTATGGCAGCCTTGTCATTTTGAATGGGCGCTATTTTATATTCGATGATGCAAACAGACACGAGGTCGATCCCACTACCGTCGGCGAGTTTACGGGGCTGAAAGACAAGAACGGTAAGGAGATTTACGAGGGGGATGTGATACGCTCTCCATTGTCCGAGGATAAAACTCGCCCTCATAGAATCTTTTACCATACCGGCAACGCAGCTTTTATGGGAGCCTTGGTCGATAGAAAGGAATTATGTTATTTAAGATTGGATCAGGATTGGATTTATAAGTTTGGAAAAGAAGTCATTAGCAACATCCACGACAATCCCGAATTTCTGAAAGGAGGCGAGCAATGAATAGGACTATGAAACAATGGCTTTTGCCCCTTATCTGCCGCTGGTTCGGGCATAAGGATTTCGAGGAGGTATATTGCGTCAAATCGCCCCGAAATTGGTTCTGCCGCCAAAACAAACCCAACCGATACGACGTGGTGCATGATATTGTTTGCTCCCGATGCCGGCGGGTACATCGAACTATCCTCAAATCCCGAATTAGCCGCGCACAACTCCTGCATGACGGTTGGTTTATAATCGACGAATAGCCATGAAAAGCAAAAAAGCAAAGGAATTTATCGACGGATGCTTGAATCATCTTGTAATAGAGATGAGCGACCACGCCAAATGGCAGCTACGAGCAGCAATGAGCCATACAGCCGAACTCGCCGAGCAGGAGGCCGAGGAAAGGATGCGGGATAAAGCGATCGAAGCATTTTGCAAGGATTGCCCAATTTACTCAATACAAACAAGTAATGGGGGAAATTGCCCCGATTGCAGTGCATTAAACGCATTCAAACAAAGACTGAACGAGGAATGAAATTCACAACCCATTGCTTTGTCCGCGTCGAGGATGCGGAGAAGCGAAAAGATGTGATCGAGTGGTGTATGCATATTGGCTATGAATATATTTATCCCCCAAAAGAAGAGAGATTAGGCGATAAGGTAATATGTGACACTTATTGTGTCGGCGTGGCTCATGACGCACAAACATTCACCGCCTTGAATTGCATAGACTGCGGCACCAACATCGAGCTGTTCAGGGCGCTGGCGGCGATGAACAACGAGAACGATCAGGAGCAATGGTACTCATATACGGAATATCCGACTAATGAGAGTAAAAATGGGGTTAGACGGCTTATTTTTAACGAACATACGCGATTCGATTCTTTTGTAGATGTACCATCAGGTTATTACCGCAAGGCTACAGTCGAGGAGATCGTCGAATATTTCAAAAACAATGAGAAATGAAAACAATTGAGGAAAGAATACAAGAATATGTGGCCAATGCCTGGGTCGAACTTGATCAATTCAATGAAGACCATGTAACTTTTGAAAATATCGTTACATCCGCCTGTGTTGTTGGCGCTAATTTCGAATATGAGGAATTGACCCGCTGGCGTGATCCGAAAGAGGAGCTGCCGCAAAATGGACAACTCGTGTTGTGTAAAACCTCTGATAAGAAACTTCCATTTGTCACTGTTAAATATGACCGTTCTGAATGGTGGATATATATGTATCCCGGATGGGCTGGTATTGGTCATAAGATTATCGGCTGGCGGCCGATTCACGAAAATGAGTAAGATGCTCTGTGCATTTTGACTAACCAAGTAACTAACCAAGAATATCTATGAACACGAAACTCAAATCAGACTACGAAAAAGCCTGCAACGCCTATTTGCAGGCTTTTTGCGAGAAACACGGCTATGATTATGAGGATGCTACGCGGAGCTGGGTCGGCGGCGATGTCGGCGGGATCACCGAATGCGCGGACTATATAGTTGGGATGGATGACATCATCACCGACATAGACCGGGACGCTCCGGAAGATGAGTTTGTAAAGTATTACGATTACTGTCTGCGGGTGGGGAGTATCGCCTGCGGCAAAATTAGTACGCCCAATTACAGCAGCTGGCTCTCGGGGTGTCCACGCATGAGTGAAGAACAGATCACCCGGCTGGAGGAGTTGCAGAGGGACATACGCAAGGCGGAAAGAGAGCTGGAAGAACAAATAAGGAAAGAGAAGTTTTAACCGGGAGAGGCAAAATCGCTCCCTTTTTTATTCATATGGCAGTAGATACATCTAAAAACGGTACAGTAGATCGTGCTAAACTTCTGGCAATAGAAAATAAATGTACGAGAATAATTCGAATTGCGGGGGTAACGTTTTATGTTGCTCCGGATAAGGATACACCAGAACACCGGAGGCACTTAATCCGCGTTTTGGAGAGTTGCGGTCGGCGATATACTCAAAAAGCAGGTAGCTATGAATCGGAGATTTGAGGTGAGAATCGACATTCCGAATAGTTGTGAATTGATTGGATGCAGATCGGACGGAAACATGGCAATTATTGTTTTCGAAGATTGCAGCGGCCCAGAGATCCGGCCAATCGGTTTTTGTCGGGAACATTCCGGAGAAGTACCGGACGCCTTCGAAGATGAATAAAAAAGAGGCAATTCCGAAGAATCACCCCTCACACCGATACAAATATAATGATTTATTCGGAATTTGCAAATGGGACGATATAGGAAAAACGAACACAGAGGCGGGGCACGTGACGATTCCGAAATATACATCAGTTATTCACGGAATCGATTGCTCGAAATGATTATCTGCCGGGAAGCAAGGATGGGCGTGAGTTATCGCCATGATTTCGTCTGTCGATTCAAGGCACACAAATCCTTGCCGTTTTTATGGCGGAAATTCAAAAGGAATATTAGAGAACACATTGACGGATGGCAGCAGGAGCTGCCTTTATTTTGATGAATTTGCGGAAAGGGAGAGGATAATAACCGTGCAATTCGGAATATATGATGTAGAATTACATCCGTTCATCCTATTGCATAATTGCAATTAGACGATAAAAGTGTTCTTTTGATTCATTCTGTTAATGTCGTTTCAAGCATTGAACTCTATTGGGCGGGAGCCGGACGTGAAGCTACTTTATAACGTATCTTTCGGGGCACACGAAGGAAGTGCGACTTTCGCACGTTGTCGGGACATTGACGAAGATATAAAAGCCGATCTTATCCAGCTATTATATCGATTCTATCAATTCGCAGATTACGGCTACATAAATAGGGTAGCAGCATTCGCTGATCTCCAACAATGACATCAGATATTTAGTTTGTTCGTCCATAACCGTCGCATTTACCTTTGCAACAAATAAATTGGTGAATATCTTTCCAAAGCATTGTATTTATCTGTCCTGTCAGATAGGCTACTTCTTCGCCTTGCATCGGCATTGCGGATGCTACGGCGATGTCGTCGCACAGGTGCCGCAGTTCATGCTCGAAAGAGTTCAGGAATTGTGCCTGGGATGACGCCAATCCTACGACTACGACAGACCTTCGCCGGGTCTTGTTGGAATAGGTGAATCCCGAATCCATATCGGCCTTTTCCAAATTTTCCCGTACTCGCTCCATAATTGGCCTGGGACACTCTATCTGTTCCAAAGAAAAAAGGATAGAGCGCGTGTGATAGCCATGTACGGCGAAGTAAAACCGCACATGCCAATCATAGTTCTCTATCCTCAGATCCCGCAGCTTCATGTCGTTGAATACACTTTTTGAATCCTCACATACGGTCTTTCGAGCCGCGTTCTGGATTTGATTCTGTTACAGGACATCTTCCCACGGAACATTTGTTCCCGACCCTATCAGATCGGCGAAATATCGTGTGAAGGGCAGCCCGGGATAGGCGTCTTCATCGTCGATGAAATCCTTGACGAACAGGGCCAGGTGTTGTTCATCGGCAATGGATGATCCCCAGTAATCGGCCCGGGCCATATTCGCGACATATACACAGTCGTAGCCGTTGTCGTGCTTGAGCTCGATACCGTTCGTCTTGAGCAATTTGTCGATCTGCTCTTTGGTGATGGGTTCTATTTTCTTCCCGTCGCGGTCCTTCATGCGGCTGACGGCAAATTCACACATTTTCTTCGAAAAGGACCATCCGTTTTTTTCGAGGTATGCGCGAATATCTGCCGGCATGGAGTCCCTTGCGTCCAATCTTTCTCTGTCCATAGGTTTCGCTGTTAAAGAGAGGGGATTTCTCCCCTCTCCGGATTCGTTTTACCGGCGGAATCTGGAGTAGGGTCCGGTTCCCCGGACACCTCTTCGTTCGCCATATCCGTCGCTGCCGTATTCTCCGCCACGCTCACCGTAGCCGTCGGGCATGTAGCCTCCCGTGTGACGCTCCCCGTAGCCGTCGCGCATTTCGCGTTTGGCATCCTCGTAGCCACACTCGTAGGCTTCGCGCATCTTGCGTTCGATTTCTTCACGCTCGCCGTACCCGTCACCGCGGTACCGGCCTTCGATTTCCCACATTCTCATGATTTGCTTGTTTTAGCAGACATTTGCGATTTAAGAAAGGCGTCCAGCGATGACTTCATGGAGGCGAACTCCGTTTGCATCTGACGAAGTTGTCCCACCTCTGCCCGCAGCTCCTGGAGCTCCTTGTCGCGTTGCGCCTGACCCGCGTACGCGGGATTCACTTCGCGCATGATCTGATCGAAAACTTCCAGATTGGCCTTGTGTTTTTCGTAGGAATCCACAACGGACTGGCTCTGCTGCTTTGCCGCATTGATGGCGTCTATGAGCCGTTCGCGGGATGTCGTGACCGTGAGTCCGTCCTTTGTCACCATATCGGCATTTACCGGGACGACCCATTTCTGGTCCCCTACCGGGAAGCTGACGGAAGGCTGCGCCGGGGGAAAGTTCCCGGGAGCGGGGAAATAGGGCTGTGGCGCCTCTTCAAGCGTCGCCATGTAGTATTTGGGAGTTCCGCGCATATCGAGTACATATACCGGAGCGCCTTTGGTTAAATTCGCAAACATCTTCGGTTAATTGTTTTTTGAAAGCTCCGGAGGGGCGGTTTCCCCTCCTGAAGCCTTCGGTTTATTATTGGTTAAACGGCCCCTGTCATCAGTTGCAGGGTGTCGGTCTGTTTGTCGTAGAAGAGCTGGAATACACCCGTCCCCGGAATATCGGACACGGTGACATTGGCTCCGTTGTACGTGGTCACATTCTTGGTCACGCCGTTGGTTTCGAACAACACGGGAAGCGTGCCTGTCGTGCCTGCGGGTATTGCCTGCGACAGCTCGACCAGGACTATCCCCCTGTACCAGGAATTGGCAAAGGCGTGGTTTTGGAATGAGAACACGACATCGGCGGCATTGACCGTCACACCCGTAGTTTTGATGACCGGGATACCTCTGCGATTGACATACTGAAATGGGAATACTGCCATAGCATACCTCCTTTCCGTATTAACCCCAGAATCCGCCGTTGCCGCCGAGTCCGAACGCGGCACCGAAGCCCAGCCCGTATTGGGCGGCTACGCAGGCGGGCATCGCGTACACCTGCGGATTGGGAACCACGGTCGTAGGCGGCAGGCCGCACTCGATCTTTGCCAGCCGGTTGCTCAGATCGCCGATCGCAGCGTTGATGGGCGCTACGGCCTGGGCCTGCGACTGCATGATCGTCGCCGTCTGATGTTCTTGGGAGAGCTGCCCGGCCAATGCCGCGCTCTTGGCACGCTCGGCGTCGAGTTTGTTCTGCATCTCACGCATCTCGAGGGCACAGAAACGGTCGTTGATGACCTGCGTCTGGGCATCGATCTTCGAGCCGAGGGCATTGAACTGCGTGTTGGCGTTGCTCGTCAGGGTGTTGGTCTGATTGAGCGTTGCGAGCTGGCTTTCGTAGCCCTGGCGCTCGATGGCGGTGCGGACATCGCAGCAGCAGGAGGCCATCTGCGAAAGCACCTGTGCGTTGCCGGACTGCACGGCATTGATGATCTGCTGCGCCGAGAGGCCCGACTGTGCCTGGATGTTGCACAGAGCGGTCTGAATCTGCTGTACGGAACAGTTGAGCGAAGATGCGAGCTGGTTGATGGCGGTGCCGTTTCCCTGAATGGCATTCATCAGCAGCTGACGCCCTGCGTCGCCGTTCAGCTCGGCGGGAAGATTCGAGAGTCCGTTTCCGCGACCGCCGAAGCCACCCCATCCGTTGCCGCCCCAGAGAGCCCAGAGCAGGATCATCCACATCCACTCCCAGCCGTAGCCATTGCCGTAGCCGTTATTGCGGTTGTTTCCGTTCATCAACGCGGCCACGAGGTTGCCGTCCATTGCGCCACCGTTGTCGAACACTAAAGTTTTTTCGTTCATTGTTTTAGACTTTTACATTGTTGCGTCCGTTCGGCGGACGCTGCCGTTGAGCTCACAATGCAAAAATCGACTTCTCTATGGGCCGTCGTGAGAAGTTCATCAGCGAGGATATGACCGGGGCGTGAAATCCCTGCCTCCAGAGGAAATAGACCAGTAAATACCTGGCATCCACGATCTCGGCGTTTTTGGCTTTGGATAGTATTCGCTCTTCCGAAATCTCCGTTTCTTGCGATACCGTGCCGAGAATTTGTCGGTAAAGTTCAGATTTGCACATATAGGATATTTCTCTTACCTTTGTTCACTCTCTTACCAAATAAAAATAAGTGCCAACACACTTGCAAAGGCTTTACAGCCCCTGTCGTGGTGTGTTGGCACCTTTATTATTAGCGGAAGGTAAGAGAGACGCTAATAAAGGCAGGGGCTTTTTTTACGCCCACCCCTGACGGGCGAAAGCTGTTAGAACAGATACTTTTTCAATGTCGGCCAAAGCAGGTAGAAGTAGATTGCCCCGACGGGAATCAACCCGGTTGCGAACAAGTTGCTGCTTTCGACCTGGCAATAGTAGAGTGTTCCTATCCCACCCACAATACAAACGAATGAGAAGAAGGCAAGGAAAAGCAGTCCGATTTTTTTAATTGTTTCCATAATTATAATTCGTTAAAAAGTTATTTCCGCCATAAATCCATACTTATGCTTCCTTGAACATAGGGGCCGTTATCGCGTGGGGCCCAGCCGAGGGATGCCGTGATATTGAACCTTCCGATGTTTCTGTGAAGTTGCCCTCCGATCCATACGCCACCCGTGCGATTAACGTAATAGACGCCTGCGGCAGGCCCGAGTTGCCATCGGTAGGGCGTTCGGATTATTTTCTGCTGCGTGATAGTACGTCCGTATGTTTCGATGTGTTCAAGGGTAGGGTGGCAGTCGCCCAGGGCTATTCCGCTCACTATGGCGAAGTAGCTGCTGTCGCGATATTCCCGGCGTTCGAATGGCAGCTGTACCGGCACACTGTCCCGGTTGGGATTTATTGTTACGGTGGTAAAGGTGGTATCCGCTGGGGCGAACAACCATTTCGGCACCTCTACCGAAATAGCCGAGGACAGTATTTTATGCGGTTGCGGTCTTTCGAAGTAGGCCGTATCGATTCGAGTATGCTCGATGATACGGACATCGACGGATCGCCTGCCGAGCCACCATCCGACAAAGAACAAGCCGGTCAGAAGGAGAATCAGGATTATTTTCCGCAGTACCATAATGAGTACGAGCTATCAACCGTTGATGAACAGATCCCAGCCGGCCATCACGTCCGTCATGCAGGCATCAACGCCATTTTCTACGCGCGACATAGCTGCGACTATCGGGATCATCACATCGCGGTTGGTTGCCGTGATCCATCCGTTTTCCGGGACGCCGGACAATTCGGATACCGTACGGATATATGCATCCGTGTCGTTCTCGCTCGGGGGTGCCCAGCGTGAAATCATCTTCCGAATGGTGTCGAGCCCGTATTTTCGGCTGTAAGTGTTCAGGCATTTGAACATCGCGCGGTATCCCCACGCCATAGATTCGAACTGCTTGAATGCAGCGTCGCGGGAAGGTTCCACCTCTCCCTTCCAATGGGTTCCATCCTTGCGGATATTCCCGGGATTGTTGTTACGAAGTCCTCTGGTCATTTTTTTGTGCTGTTTAATATGTTTTCTACATCTTCAGGATTTACATTGAGTTTGCGGGCTATTTCTCCGGTCAATGCTTTTCGAAACAGACGTAAGAATGGAAAGTTCGGATTGATGATTAAAGCGTTGCCACAGCTCGACCATGCTTCTGCCAGGCAAATGGCAGAACCCAGGATCACGGTCGTAATCTTCGTTTCGATACCTCCTGTCGTAACGAATTTATCGATGAAAACGAATACTACGATCAGATTGAAGTAAACTGCCAGCTTGAATATCGTAGCCCGCAGGAGTTCTGACAGGATAAATTCTCCGCGCTTTCGAGCAACGCATATTCCAAACAAAGCGTCGAAGGCTACGGCAATAAGCACCCCATAAAGTACGAGCTGGTACCCGGCGAAGAAATTCACGATGACGATCAATAGTCCTATAAGCCATCCTTGCACGGTCATAAGCGCTTCGGACAGCTTTGTAGCAATACCTTCCAACACCTTTTTCGTTTTATTAAATATTTTGTCCATAATTATTATATCTCGGTCCAGCCACCTGTTCCGCTGTTGGTCTTATAGACTTTCCCGTTTTTGATGCGTAACCCTCCATTTCCGATCCTGACCTCGAAAATATCTCCGGTGAAGATCGCATAGTTGCTGGATCCTTTCACGACGGCTACTCCGTTGGGAGCGATCAGGTTCTTGCGGACATCGGTCACGAAAGAAAAAGTAATAGCCTCGACAGCTGCGGATGCCGCGTTTCCGAGTCCTCCGGGATAGGATGCTTCCACTGTTACTTTTATGTAGTAGTATGCCGGGGTCGTAAAACGATACCTAATGTTCTTGTTGATCTGTATCGATCCCGTGTCGTCATATGCGGAAGATTGCCGGAATATCGTGTCGGTAGTACCGGCTGTCCGGTTAATAATTTCGATCTTCACGCTTCCTCCGCCCCGGATCGTCCCCTTGACTTGTGCCGACATCTGCACCTCCGCTCCGCATTTGAATTGACTTGAGTTTCTGGAATCCGAGGCGAAAGGCTTCGTTTGAGAGGTTATGACCGCTATACTTTCCGTCGTTTGGCTCGACGGGACTTCGGAAGAGCCCAAAACCTGGCTTACGCTGTTTATGTTGTTAGTAGTGAGTATGATCTTGTTTCCGCTTGCGGCCGCATCGCTCACCTCTACGGAATCGTTTTTGACCTGCAGGATTCCGACGGTTCCTTTGGTTGCGTGTACTTCCCCGTCGGCGTGTACTCTGAACACGGCTTTTTTCCGGTTTGTGTAGTCGGCTCCCGACCAGAAGGGCACATCGTCTTCCTGCAAGCCGCTCACGCCGGCCGTCACGTCGCCTTCAGCATTTTTCAGCAACATCACATTGGTCATTATCAGACCGCCTTTCACCTCGGTACTTCCGTCTTCCATAGCCTTCTTGAGGTACTCTGTCGATTTGATGGATTCGTCTATCGCGTCGTCGATCAAGTCCGACATGTTGCCGCTCAATTGATAATAATCGGCAAATACGTCTCTGAACTCTGTGCCGGTTATCTCGGATGTCGTACTCATATCGGCCAGCAGGGGCGCAAGGTAATCTTCGAGCCGTTGGAAATATGTCGTAAAGGTATCCGCGGGTACGTCATACTTTGCGGCATTTGCAATGATACTCCAATATTCGTTCTGTATGCGTACCCATTCGTTGGCCACCTGTTGTTTATCGGAGGGTGTCAGACTCGAATCCGAGGCGATGTAGTCCACATCGAGCTTCACCTGCTCGATTTGCGCCTGTACATCCTCCTCGGCCGTGATGTATCCCGTGGGCGCCTTGTTGCCTTCCGTGAGCTGAATGTCATAGATCAGGACACGATTCGTTTTGCCTCCGGCATCGAACTGACTGTACGAAGCCGAGATGCGGTCCAACGTCTTTCCCTCCTTTGTGGAATAGACAGTTTCGACAAGACTCGTCTGATTCCCGTAAATGGGTACGAACTCCATCGTGCCGTCCGTATAGATGAACGCGAAGTACATTCCCCGAACGGTCGAGGACATTTCATACAACAGTTTCCACCGCACTTTGAAACTGTACTGCATATTCTCCTGAAACTTTATCCTGCCTCGGAAGATGTCGGCACGGGTAGAGTCTCCGGAGGAGATGATCTCCTGCACGGCCCGGTAGTTCACGCTCTGGTAGCTGCCGTCGGTATCGCTGCCCGTGAGTACGATGTCCGTTTTTCCCTGCGAATTGTTGTTCCAGTCGGAAATATACACTTTGGCGATATAGTTGCGGGCCCCGAACTGCAAGCCGTCCACCTTGCCTTGCGATATGGCGTCCGCAATGAGGTTTGAAAAGCGGGCGACCTCGGAGGTGTAGGCTGCGAAACGGGTGTTGTAATCCGTGCGCTGGCTCTGGGTGAGCGTCGTGTCCGTGTCGTTGTTCACGGCTACGGTGCCGGTGAGGAAATTCACCAGCGAGTTGTAGGCCGTCGAAAGGGCCGTAATGGAGATGCCGTAGGTATCGGCGTCGGACTGGTAGGCGGCGAACTCTTTCTGCATCTGCGCGAGGGTGTTGCGCAGCACGGCTTTCTCCTCGCGGGAGATCACCTGGTCGGAGGACATCTGCCGCAGGCGCACCTGGCTGTCATCGACCAGCTGCCAGTCGTCCGCAGAGGCGGTTTCGCCGTCTCCTTTGTCGGCATTGGAGATGTAGAGGGTCGTGGTGAGCGAACTTCCCGATCCCGAGGTGCGGAACCACACGTCGTTCACCTCATAGGGTACGGACGGGGTGGCCGAGCCGTAGAACACGCGGGCTTTGGTCCCGGCCAGCCCGAGGGCTTTGCGGGCTTCGGCTATAGCCGTAGCGCTGCCGCTGTCCGCAATACGGTTCCACTGATAGACGCCGTTCTCGAAGACGAATTTGTAGCTTTCGTAGGACACTGCACCATCGGTGGTGATCTTCCGGTCGTAGCCGTCGTTGATATGTCGCTTGCGCTCGGTGTCCGTGGTCCACTCGCTGGCGGGGTAGTTGTCGAGCGTCGGGACCTCCTCGCCGCCCCAGGAGATGATCGACTTGTCGATCTGGTCCTGCAAGTCGGGAATGATCGTCTCATTGATGTTGTTCACGACCCCCTGTAACTCCTGCGAGAGTTGGTAGGCTCCCTGCGCTGCGGTGTTGATCGCCGTCTGGATATACTCGTTCGCCTCCTCCAGCCGGGTACAGAAGGCGCTGTAAGCATCGTTGAACAGGGCGTACTGCGAATCTACGCCGGCCTTCTCCTCCGGTGTGGCGATGCCGTCGTCTGAGGCGGTTCGAATCGCAGATAGCAGATCGGCCACAGCGGTGTCGAAGGTACTCTTGGCGGCTTGCAGGTTCGATTTCGCCGTGCCCGAAAGCAGCGAATTGTTGTAAACGGTCGTATAGGAGGCGTCGGCGGATCTCTGCGTCTCTTCGACGCTGTTCGTATATTTCTCGATGGATGATGCTTCGGCCCGCGAGATAACCCCGTCGGCGAAGGCTTCGTCGGTGAAGTTCTTCAGAGAGGAGACGTCCGCAGCCGCGGCATTGGCATCCTGTTGTGCTGTGGCAGCGGCTTGTGCGGCTTCCCGGGCCGTCTGATCGATCTGTTCGATGTCGAACTCCTTCTGGAACTGTCCTGTTGCGGGGTCGTAGAGCTTGCCTTGCTTCCAGCCTGCCTCCGGGGTGAATGCCACGCCGACGCCGTTGTCTCCGACCATTCGGAACAGCTTGCTCCGGGTGTCCAGCAATACCTTCTTGTCCAGGCTGCTGACCATACCTTGCAGGTAGATATTATCCAGATAGGCCGAATAGCCCGACATCTGGATCCCGAAGACGGAGAGGTTCGTAAGGTCGCCGAACTGCGCGGCGATATTTTCGGCCGTGAACTCCCAGTCGCTGACATTGCGAAGATAGCGCTGGTAGGTGCGCGTCGAGTAGCGCGAGCTCCGCCGGGCGGGATTCGTGAACGAGCCGTAGGCCACGAAGGTCATCGATTCCATCGGGTCGAGCTGTTTGGTAAAGGTGGCCGACAGGGGGCGCAGCTCGTAGCGGAACCGCTCGTTGCGGTCGCCCAGGACTTCCGTAATACGGAAATAGACCGTGGCGAAGCCTGCGAAAGTGCGGTTGCCTCGGCCGTCGTCGGAATCTGCCGTCGCATTGTTCGACGGGTCGAAGTCGTGGAAGATACCCATGCAGATATCCCCGACAGCTACGGCGCCGATCTCGCCCTCTTCGAGTTTGAGCGTTACGAGCTTCTGATCCTTGTCCACGCTCTCGATCACCCCGGCGCCCGGAGCGCTCCAGTCGTCCCCGACGCTGATGCCCACGCGGTTGTACCGAAGCTCCGGAACCTCCAGAAAACGGCGGATGAAGAGGCTCTCCAGCTCGCCGGCGCCTTTTTCATTTATAAACCCGCCCACTCCGGTAATACCGGAGGCATATGATGGTCCAAATTGTGCCCCTGCGTTGAAAGTCATTCTACCCTTGAACGTATCGGGTGCCTGCTTGTTGGCAAACTCCCATATTGCCCTTCGTGCAGAATAAGCATTTGTATCGGTCGGAAAAGTATTATCGTATCGGGTGATTAGATATATAGCCGCTCCATTCTCCGCAATGCCTATACGTTGGGAATAGAGCGATGCTTTCACGTCCGATTCAATACTGCCCAGGCGGGAATAAGGTGTATTGTCGCCTACCGTATAGGTTGCGATGTACTCGTTGTATAGTTTTTTTTCATAACCTTGAATCCGGGAAAGACGACCGTCTATACCGAATTGAGGACCCATTAATCGTACAGCCTGTCCTGCTTCGTAGTTTTTTTCGTTGTGTGTACAATACACGGGATTCGTTTCACAGTCATAGACTGTCGTGTCGCTGCTATGTTTGGCAGCATAGGAAGTGCCGGCATTAAGAAGTTCTTGTTCTGCTTCGTCTATGCGTTGCTGGGGGAGTTTGACGCCTGTGAGTACGAAAGTGTCAGGCCCTCGGTCATCATCTTTTCCACGAGGACGCATGTTTTCATTCGGTATAATCTGCTGACTTTCGCCGGACGTTTCGACTTGGGCGATGATTTCAAATTTCTTGTTGAATCCGTCTTCGGGTTTCCAGGTCGCGGGGTCGATATTGTCGCCATTGTCGTCGATAAGGGCGAGTTCGAAATCCCAGCCGATCAAATCGCCGCTCGTAAAATGTGCCCCCAGCGTTTCTCCTTCGATTACGTCTGAAGGTAGAAATGGCGTGTCGTTGCATACCATGACGTATGCCTTGTCGGTCTGCCCTTCAATGATTGTCCGATCGATAGTTTCTACCGAAGTGACGGTTTCCGTGTTCTTCGGGTAGATGTCGTCGAAAAACACTACGACTTCCTTGATTTCGTTTTTTGTAAGTCCGGGACGTGCGTCTATGTATTGCTGCCCATCCGGAAGCCGTAACCGGACTTCGGAAACGTGGTTCGTTACGCCGCCCTGTTCGGATTGTCCGTATTCTTTCGTCAGGTTGCGCGTGGAGCCGAATACATAGAAACGGGTCCCGTATTCGGAATCGTCCCCTTTCTTGGCCGGGATGCTTTTGACGACTTCTCCGCGTTTGAATGTTTCCGGCGTTCCGAAGTTCAGTTTTCCGAAATGCAGGGTTACGATACTGCCGTTCTCCTCGGTCCACCATTCGACATCGAAAGTCTCGGCAATGGATGATAAGGCATCCCAACAGGTATCGCCATTGAACGATACGAGCTTGTTGGTTTCCGGATGTTCGACATTTACACTTCCCATCTGCCAGTTGTTTCCTCCCAGTGCCTTGTTCATGTTGGCGACGATGAGCGCCCCGAAGGATGCCAAGTCTGTCGTGTTGTGGAATACAGCTTCAGGATTATCGCCTCCCAGCCAGAAGCAGATGAAATTTTTCATGTGGTTTTGCTGCGCCTGGAACTGAAGCGTGTATTTGTAGCCGCCGGTTTTGTTGTCGAAATCCGGATAAACCTCCGACATGATTTCGAATTTGCGGCCTTTGTAGGTGATGTATGATCCGAGGGGGAAATCCAGCGGGGTAAGCAAACTAAAGGGGAGTTCGATGTAATAATCCCCCATAAGTGCGTATTTGATAATGGCACTCGTTGTTACGGGCGCATCGTATATCGCTTTACCGGAAGGGTTGTATATTGTCATTTCGTCGATATATGTATCCTGTGCCATCACAGGGTCGATACAAAAGTGTGGGGTTTCGGCACATTATGCAAGTAATTTTAAGAAAAAATACAGAAAAACGCCCCGGTCTTTTGACCGGGGCAAGAGGGGGTTGCTTCCATCCGTATTTTAAGGTTTAAGCCATGAACTTTGCGGCTTAACGATTAGACGAGCGTTGTTATATGCCATCTTCAATGTTAAGCATGTGCGCGCTGTATAGGTATTATTCCCTATTTTATGCGTGGCTAAAGCTAAATCCGGATTGGGTGATCCAGGGGTAAGGCATAAGGGCAACAGAAGTTGTATTTTCCCTTCGTAATACTGGGGGACAGCTATTTTGTAATTTGACCTTGCTTTTTTTTGGGCTTCATTAATCGCGCCAACGAGTCTTCTGCGCATTTCGTCTGAACTCAGCCCTTGCATGTGTGCAGGAAATCTGTCCATGTTGTCCGCAATGATATAGTCGATTTGAGGGACTACCCTGCATTGAGGATTGAAAATCAAATCCTCGGGTTTCTGGAAAAAATCAGCAATGTCCGGAATATTATCGCCGAATTTGCTAATTAGCTGAATATCGCTTTCCCTGACAAATGCCTTGAAAACATAAGGCGATAAACCTTTCTCGGCTACATCTGGCCTATTGTTGCGTTCAGCAAGAGCAAATATGCTTTCCAAATTTGCAGTTACAAGTCCAGTATTGAAACATGCAAAATTGTTATCAAAAGAAAAGGATATTTTATTTTCAGATTTAATTTTGCGGAAAGTATGTTCGATATAACTTTTCAAAATGGAATATTTGGCTTGCGTAGCATCTGAGAAATCCCATGGTTCCGGATCTGCTATATTATTCGCAAGATATTCAATAGATGCGTCATAATTAGGGAACCAACAAAAGTCAAAAAGAGCCGAATGAAATTTTTTCATAAACGTAAGTTTTTTATATTGTCAATAAATAAAAAGACCGCCATGTAATATTATGACGGTCTTATTGTATCCTTTATGTTCGATATTCGTGGTTACGGATAGACCCGTACGTCTATATTTCATTATATGATGCAAATATAATACACGTTTTTTCGAGGTGCAAATTTTTTGCCAACTTTTTAGTTGCACTATGAAAACGTAGCCGAATACACGTTTATTGTCCTAACGTATGGAAATGATAAAGAGCGAAATTCGTAAGATTGGAGAAGAACTGCAATTGATTTGATAAGGATGGGGAGGGGCTAACGCATCATTTTACGATGAATAGCAGAAGCGAGTAAAAGGCTGGGATAGATTCCCGGCCTTTCCTATTCGCGTGCCGCCCGATCTGCGGGGTTGGGTTCTCGGAATTTCACTGCTAATTTACAGGCATTCAATCGATAATTTTCAAATTGAGTGCTGTTGCTATATAAAAGATTATACGTATTGCCTAAATCCGGGACATATAGTGTTACGGTTCCTTTGTGTAATTCTGCAACAAAAGCAGCATAGTTAGATAAAAATGCCTCTTGTGATGTTCCTTTGATCAAAAATGTCAATGTTACGTCACGTTCATTTACAACCGGTGAATCCGGAACAATAATATCTATTCCGTTTTGTGTTGGATCGTCATTTTCGACAAATTCTTTGAGAGATGGAGGTGTAAGGAGGGCTGCATATGCTCCTGAAAGCATGGCAACTCCCATTGTAGATAACGGTTTGTTATTTATAGTTACTTCTGTTGTTGGCATGTTTTATAGGTTATCAAGTTTTCGATTTATTGCAACAAGAGTTTCGCCCATTGCAGGCAATATGCGGGTGTATGTTCGAATATCTGCGACATTACCATTCAATTGAATCATAATATCTCGGATGTCGAAAGTCACATTACGCGTATCCATATTGATCGATCGAAGCAGCTCCATACCATTGACAAGGATGTTCATTTTACCTTGCATGTCAGTAAAGCGACCGTTGAGTTCGTCGCTTGTGTCTTGGGACATTGCCTGAAAACCGCGTGAAGTAGCATTCTGGGTAGATGCCTGATTGTCGGATAGCAGAGAACCTGCCCATCCATATTTATCATCTAAATATTTTTGTAAGTCATCAGCCATTTTATAGGCCTCCTCTTGTTCCTCGGCTGAAAATACCCCATCTAACCAGAACTCTTGCAATTTCTCGCGAATTTTCTTCATGGCTTCGGAAGATTGTATGGCAGATTTAATACTTTCTATTACCATTTGACGCATCATATTCCGAACCACATCTCGTGCGGTTCTTGCCCGATCTTCCCCGTTTGCCCATGCATCGGCGTAAGCTGTTGCGAAATTATCAATTGCAGATTTTAGATCTTCGCCAAAAATTGCATCTAAGGCCTTTTCCTTATTTTCTTCTATTTGTTTATTTATCTCATCAATTTGATTTTCCCATTCTTTGATTCGTTCTTCATCCGTGTCTTTTTTACTACGCTCTTCTGCTATTTGATTTTGTATCAATATTTTTTGCTGTTCGAGTAATTCATTTTGTTGTTCGATAAGTTCAGAAGCATCTGTAGAGTATGCCTCTTCAACGGCCTCCCCGAGTTCATCATATGATTTTTCGAGAGCATCAATTTGATCTTGTAAGCGCTGAATGTTACGTTCTTTTCGTCGATCTCCGCTGAAAAGGTTTATCAGGCTGGTGATAGCCGACACAGTTCCTTGAATGCCTTGAACAATATTTCCAGATGCGAATCCACTCACAGCTTGTGCTGCTCCGCCTACAGCACCTGCAATGTTGTTAATGGAGGCCGTCGTGTCTTCATCTGCTCCCAATGCTGACGCAATAGAAGACACACCGCTTATCGATGCAGCAACGATGTCAATTGCCTCCGCTACTGCTTGCCAGGCATCTTCACGTAGCTTTACAGCTCGAAGATCATCCCCATCTGCAAGTGCCTTTTTATAAGCCTTGAAGTTTGCCGAAATACTTGCGAATGGATTCTTCCGAGTGGCTATATCTGCTGCTTGGTCAAGTTGATCGGTTACTGTTTTCAGATTGATAGGGTCGAGGTCGGCATCTTGGAGCAGTCTGTTTATGTTGTCAATAATACGCAATATCTCACGGCTCGACAAGGCGTCGAGGTTTTGGAACAGATTAATCCAGTCATCGGTTTTCATCAGTTCGTCCACCTTGATTTGTCCGATTTCCTCTGTTTCATGTTTGTCGATTTGAGGAATAAGGTCGGAGCGGCCGTTCTTTGTTGCTGTTTCCCTGTCTTTGGCGTGTTTCTCGCGTATCTTGGCAATCTTATCCTCCATCGTACCGTATTTCTCGACAATGGTATTTAGGCTGGCCGCAATTTCCGCTTGGTCGATCTTGATACCCAAATCGGTCGCTTGCTCTTTGGTGATATTTCCAGCCTTCAGAGCATCTTCTACCCACTTGCGGAACTCCTCGTATTTGTCTTTTATGCCTTTGATGCGGCGATCTTCTTCCGAGAGCGTGTCATCGGTGATCTGCTTGTATATCTTGTCAAGCTCTTGGGCGTATTTCAGTTCTATGGCAGCTCGGTCATCGGCATTTTTTTGCTGAATATTCGATTGCCTTTCCTGAAAATATTTTGTTTGATCTGCAGTTATGATTCCACCCTGCGCGGCTTTAAGTTTCGATTTATCCTGCTCGAGTTTGTTCATTTCCTCTTTTGTGCGCAAGTCTATTTCGGCCAGCTCTTTCTGCTTGCCATCTTTCAAAATATCGATGCGCGATTGCTGAAGGGCTTTATCATTGGCGAGAATAAGATCGGATAGCTTTTTCTGGGCTTTGGCGGCATCCGTCACCGTTTTGCCCGAAACGCTGTATTGTTTAATTTTCGAATCGTATTCGGCGATTTTGGCGATCAGCTCATTCCATTTCGCTGTCCCTTTCAATGAAACGTCCATCGCTTCGAGAGCTGCCTCCGCCTCCTTCTTCTGTCCTTCCCAATAGGATTTGTTGCGTACTTCTTGGGGCTGTTCTGGTGTTTCGGTATTTGTAGAACTTTGGGGTGTTGGAGCTGTAATACCGAATCGTTTGCGGGCCAAATCATCTGTTTCACGCAGTACCTCTTGTGCTTCAACTATATTCGCTATAAGTTTTGCGACACGTCCCGTATATACTTCAAATTGGGTTGTTAGCCCCAATGCTCCGCCTATTGTTGCTTCAAAATCTTTCAATCCACTTATACGTAATATCCCCGCCGAATTTTGAAGAACTTTTATCGAACCGTCGCTTATGGCTTTTTGTAATTCAACGCCATACTGCGTACCCAATTCATCGCCGTATTTTTTTATAAGTTTGTTGAAAATTTTGTCATAGCTTTTGGTTGCCGTTTGCTCGAACAAATCAGTCTGCTCCCGTGAGAATTTTTCGTATTGACGAGCGTTATAAGATTGCAATATTGCATCAGTAAGACTGTTATATTTTTGAGCGAGAGTTTCAACCGTAAGTGTTTCGGCTTTTAGTCCGGCGTCATATTTACCGAATTTTTCTATTATTTCGTTACGAATTTTGTTATATTCTTCCGTTCCCTCCTTTGCCGCTTGTAATTTCCCTTTAAGCCTGCCTAACTCCGATTGTTCTACTGCCGCAGAACTTGCCGCTTCGGCTATACTGTCATTCAGCTGCTTTTGGGATTTTGCCGCGCTATATATCCCGTCTGAATATTTCCATACGGCGATCCCAATAGCGGTAAGGACACTCAAAGCCAACCCGAGCGGATTAGCATTAAACGCCGTATTAAATAACAACTGTGCATCCTTTGCGGCGGTTATACCTTTCGCCAAATCAAAAAATGCTTTGATATTTGCTGCGGTTACAACTATTTTTTGTGCCGCTGCGGTCAAGATCAATGTTGCTTTGTAGGCACCGTATGCCGATACCAACGGAATTAGAATATCCAATACCTTTTGGTAATTCTCGACAAGTGAAATCGTACCCTTGAGCACACCCGTGATGACGCCTTCCTGCGATTTGCCGAGGTCGTTGAACATCATGTCGAGAGCATCGCCGAGATTGGAGATGAGGCCCGTAATGGTTTTGGATTGCTCCTGCATCAGGTTGTGGAACTTCCCGCCCTCGTTCGTCATGCTTTCAATAGCCTTCTGCACCTCTGGAAAGCCTATTTTGCCTTCCGTGACCATCTGTGAGATTTCCGCGCGGGTCTTGCCGAGTTGCGTTGCCAACTCTCCCGCGAGGTCGATGCCTCGGCTTTGGAACTGCATTACGTCACGCGTGTATAAACGCCCCTGTACGGCCGTCGTGCCGTACAACCACGTGAGGTCTTGCAGGTTCAGTCCCAGACCGGCCGCAACATTACCGAGCCGAGTCAGTGTGTCGGTAATATCCTCTGCTGCGAATCCATATGCGAGAAGCTGGCGGGCACCGCTGGACACGCCTTGCAGGTCAAACGGCGTTTTGGCAGCCAGTTCGACCATTTGTGACATCAACGCATCGGCCTTTTCCTTGCTTTGGAGCAGAGTTGTGAAGGCCACTTCGAGCTGTTGAAACTCGCCACGAGTTCGCGCGATTTGTTTCACCAGCCCCGCAAGCGACACTCCGACGCCGATTTGTCCGAGAGTGGTAGCCAGGCGACGCATTGCAATATCCATACGGTCGGCATCCGTCACGACACTGGACGTTACGGTTTTGGCCGTTTTCTGAAGTTCACGGAACTTGCGAATTGCTTCATCGTTATCTATGACTACGGTAAGGTTTATACTCATAATACGATGACGGTTTTATCTTTATTGATTTCTACCTTTGATCCGCTGATGTTCACGACTTTTATTACGGCATAATTCGAAGCGTTGATTGTGGCCGAGGCTCCATGCATAAGAATGACAGTGTGGACGAAATCTACTCCCGAGGCTTCTATTTCAGCCGACGTATCGCCGACTAAGCAAATGTATTTTCGCTTGTCGAGCCTTATGCATCCGCAATCCACATACATGTTGCAATCACTCACTTCGTTTTTGTGAGCTTGAAATATTCCCAGCGGAGGGAAATTGTTTTTATGGCAAAATTCAAGTCCTTGTGGCGTAAAAAACAGAGAGGTCAGGGAGTGAAAATTTTTCACTTTGTCCAGTCGTTCGCAGGCGCCGAGTGCGGACGCGGATTTTAGGATGTTGTCAAGCATATAAATTATTTCGTTTGTTATCGTTTGCCTCCTGCCATCAGAAGAAGTGTGTTCATTGCATTAGGATCGTTCATGTCAATTATATCGGGAACTTTTGATTGTTCATTGTTGGGAATATTAGTTGTTGATTTACTTTTACAATCCGTTTTTAGAGCGTCGGAAATCATAAGCTGTACGTTAGCCCATGAAATCCCCCAAAGAATATATTCAAGAGTCCAATGATAGCGGTTTATAAGATTATCTATTTGTCCCCAGATACTGCGCCCTCCGTAGTGGCTATCCGCTCCGCTGTTGTCGTTGGGGAAATCATTACCCGCAGCGTTCTTACCAAGCGAATAGCGTTCATAAAATCCGCGTAGTAGGATTGAAATACGATGGTGGACAAAATGTTTGTAAGAGCTGTTGTATCCATTGTAGGGGACCAGTATATAAGTTTTGTCCGCTCTTTTAGCATATCTTCGATTTCTTGTTGCGTCCGAAGTGTGGCGATAGCGATTATTTCGGCCACCTCTTTTGATTTTTCGGAGCATATGGTCCACATACGTTTAACAGCACCCTCCATCTGTTCGTCGTCGAAAATCAGATCAAGGTCTATTAGTCGGCGACTTATCATCGCGAGTCGTCCGAGTTGGAGGGGGTATAGGTAAAGGGTTATTTGTTCTTTGTCATTGCCTTCAATCTCGAACGATTCAATTTTTTCAGTCAGTGTGTCAAGTGCACGTTGTTCTGTAAGGCGGCCGACTTCTTCTTTTTTCATATTATAAACTATTGTTTTTGCTCCCGCCCCGTCCTCGAGACGTGATGCAAGTCGTCAGCTTTCCAGCGGGATAGAGAATTTACAAAACGCTCTTGGTATATTCCGGAGTTGTAATCGGCCACCAGGAATAACCACCTTGTTCCGGAGCTAAAACTTTCGCAGATACTTGAATTTGGAGCGGGTCGGTTTTATTGATTCCACCACCCAATGTCGCTACATATTTTAACCTTGCAAAAGCGATGGAGCCTCCACTTTTGGAATCGAATACGAATGCTTTTACTCCTTCGTAAATCTCGCCTTTTGCAGGTTCTGTAGTTCCGAAGTAAAATTCCATCGTGTCGTCGTCAAAATCTACGACATTCCAAGTAACTTCTTTTGTGCCTGTCGTTTCGTCGATTGCAGAGTAAAATGGGTCTGCTTCTCCTTCCCGATAAAAATCATTACTGGAAGGTATCGCGAAATTGGTGGAAACACCACCATTATAAGGCTGACTGATTTTGGTGAAAGCCTTCATTAAGTCGGCAGCCTCAGCGTCTTTTACTCCTTTCGGGAGAGGATTACCTGCATGAACGGCTTTCAGTCCGATTATTTGTCCCATGTTTAATATTTTTTAAGTTTTACTTTGAGGTTTGAAAATGTGTAGGAGATCCCCTCCTCACTAATAAGAGTTTCATCGCTCACATCAAAGAACCAGCGTTCGTTGATAGGGTAGTATCCTAGTGAATCGAAAGCGAGACGAGTTAGTTCGTTCAGACGGTTGCGATCGGGGTAGCGTTGCTCTTCACGACCGATTGTCGGTGTTGTGTCCGGTACATAAATGTTTACATTTACGGTTGCCACCTGCGAATCTCCGACGACATTTGACAATGAGCCTACGACGATAAATTCTCCCGAAGGATTATTCGGGTAGTGGTCCGCATACATCATCGGCACGGTCTTCCCTAACAGCGAATCCCGGATGCGATCCCAGACGAGTTTGAATATTTCCGTAGAGGTCAGGTTCATCGCTTTTTCGATTTTAAGAATCGAGCGAACTCCGCTTTGAGTTTTTCAGCAGTAGATTCCACCCAGTTTCCCGACCCTTCGAGAACGTCGAAACCTTTAGCCTCGACATATTTCGCGTATTCCATACCGGCTACCCATACGAGATATGTTTTGTTAGCGGGAAGTTCACGGGCGACAGACCGGGCATGTTCAAGCCCTTTGGCATGAGCTTCATCGGCACCTTTGTTCCCTTTAGGATTGCCGTCCGGTCTGACACGGCGGTTATACTTGAAAGATTCAGCAATGATTCTTCCGTATTGTACCACAACATACCCGATGGAGTTGCGTAGGTTACCCGTGTGATCGGTATAACTACCGTGTTCGCGGGCGTACTTCACCACTCTTTCCCCCAACGCCGACAACCATTCTACAGCTTTTCGGTCGTACTCTTCTTTTGCTCGCGCAAATTCAAGTTCCACCTCACGCCAGTTGGTACACTTTACAGCCATAATCTCGTGTTTTCGTAACGTTGTCCGCTTTTGTAGAATCCCTGTACCGGATACGACGCCGTGTCCTTGTCTTTCGGTTTGGCCTCAGTGCGGAGCGAACGGTCGAAGATGTTGAATCCTCGGCTGTCGAATATGCGTACTTTCGTCCCGATAGGAATTGGCTGTGTATCTGCAGGCATCGTAACCTCGAAAGAGTAGAGGAAGGCATCCCCGTTTTGCCCTTTGATTTGCTGTGCTCGTCCATTCTGACGGGCATTGCATCGTCCGATGACACGCCATTCATGCGCACCTTCGATCCACGAACCATCAGGATTTTGCGAGGCGTCCTCCTCGTACCACATTTCGAGCGTATAGGGGAATCTTACCATTGGTCGGAAATGTCGGTAATTTTCGATCGAGTATCGAACTCTTCGGCAATATCGTCCAGCCCGTTTTCCTTTGCGATATGGAAAATGCGCTTTTCCAGTTTGTCCGTGTACGACAATGAATAGCCCCCGTTGCTCTCACTCGCAAGAACAATGAGATTTCGCAGAATGGCGATTGTGGCTTTTGCCACGCTAATTTTATCGGTTACCGTATAGTCTGCTTGAGTGTCTATTCCCTCGTCAATGCAGGCCTTTTCTTTGAGGAAAGGATCCACATCGTAAGGATACAGACTTGCCGATATTGCCTCGAAATTCTTCATACAACTACGATTCTACGGTCAGCGAATAGATGCCGTTGATTTCGGTGATAACCGGAAGTGACAGCGACTGTGCTTTCGTGAACTCTACGCCGTTAGAGTTGTCGGTTTCGCCCTTGCCCCACTGTGAAATGCGGATGCGTCCGTAGTTAGAGTAGGTGACACCCGGCTCTTGCCGCAGCTCGTTGTCGGCATAGGCGTTCTTGATGACGCCCAGTTTGCCCGCAGGTACGAACACGAGGTTCTTGTCGTTCCACGGCGAATACTCCGTAAGTTTACCGTTATCCTGAATACGGGTCATGCGGCGGATGACTTCGAATGTCGGGAATCCGTTCGAACGCATAAACTCGTTCAGGTTCGCCAGCAACAGCGGTGTGGACGACTTGTCACTACCGAATACCGCCAACTTCATCTTCTTGTTGCGGAGGATATACGACAGGCGTTTCTGCGAGAGCAGAATGCGGTCGAACGTAACTTTGTCCTGTGCAGCATCGAGGATGGCTTGAATATCCTCCAGCGTATCGACCGTATCTTTATTGCCATCCGTCCATAACGTTTTCGCGGTGGCAATGTTCTCGCTCGGCATTTTGTAGTCGATCGTACCGCGCACACCACCCTCTGGGTTATTGGACGCGTCAAACGTGAATACGCCTTTGTTCGACAATGCTCCGAGGAAGATGATGTCCAGTTTCGATTGCACGGAGTTCACGACCTTCGTAACATTGTTCCACATCAGATTGATGAGCTGCTGTGTCTTGGCCGAATCGGACAGCATCCGCGAATCGAGAATCTGCAACACCTTACGATACTCTTCGATAGGCATCGAATAAGACATCTGGTGGGTTAATACCTTCTGCTTGATCGTTTCCAGTCCCTCGGTTCCCATGATAGGCTCCTTACCTTTGGAGTCGAGCGTTGCAGCGGCGACGCTCAAATTGTACGAGCCGATCAACTCCTCGAAGTTCAGTCCGACGGTGGGGGTGTCCCAGTCGAGGAATCGCTCGTAAATATTTTGGTCGAATAGCCGCTTACGCAGTTCAGAGGCGGCATCGATGCGAATCTGCACCTGTTTAGTCAGTTCGCCGAAAATGGATGAATAAAATACTTCGTTCATTGTTTACCTCCTCTTTTACTGTCGTACATACTTGATTTCGGGGTTGTTCTTCAGGCTGTAACCCTGAAGCCATGCAGCAGGGACGGGATAGGCTACATCCTTGAGGATGATACCTGCATATCCGGCCGATACGGTCTGGAATCCGTTATTGGCGGAATAGACCATGTCGGTTTCGACAACTGCATCAGGCAGATTGTCGTCCGAGAGGACATCTACGCCTTCAGTCGCACCCGTTACGGCCGCTGCGAACGTGATCACATCGTAATCTGCATTTTTGGTATCAATGCTTTTTACGGTCGAATTTGACTCGCCGACCTTAACCGCATCTCCTACTTGGAGCATGGAACCCTTCTTGACATGTGGAGCAGTGGTTGTGCCGCCCGACAGAACACGTGCACTCTTGCATATGGAACATTCCATGTTGTCGAAGTCGAGCTTGATCGGCGTACCTTTGGGAATCTTTGTCCCTTCGGGATAGGTTCCCTTCAGTTTGAAGTCCCCCGGCAATACGGCGAACTCACCGCGCCAGAATATGGGGAAACCGCCCTTTACTTTTGTTTTTTCAAATACGATTGCCATGATTTTACGTTTTGGTTACTCTTTGTCCGGAAGTGTTTCAGCCCACGCCTTTGCGAGTTCTTTGCCCTGCGCTTCGGGCGTGGACATCGGGAATCCCGAACCTTTCCCTTCCAGCCCTGCGGTAACCAGATTTTTCTGCACGTTTGCGAGGTAGTCGCCGATCGTTTTTTCATCTGCATCGTCGGCGATGACGAATCCCTCTTTCATGCGCCACTCCGGAATACCGAGTTCTTTTGCCTTTGCGGAGATGAGATTGGCCCGGTCGTTCTTGGCCTTTTCAGCTTTCAGAGTATCGCTCTCCGCTTTGATGGCGTTGTAACGCTCCTCCTGTTGCTTCTTGTAGGCTTTGAACCACGCAGGTTCCTCATCGTCGGGTTCGTTTTTTTTGCCCTGCCCGCCCCCATTTGCAGGAGATGCCTCACTCTTTGCCTTGAGTTCGTCATACAGTCCTTTCAGTGCGTTGTACTCGGTGCGTGCACGATCAGCGTCAGACTGGAAAACTTTAAGGAAAGGTTCGACCCCGCTGACTGCGGTTTCAATTTGCGATTCATCGGTGACGGATTTTTCCAAAATGGAGGCTACTCCGTCGAGAGCCTTCGCTCCGAACCCCAAATTAGAATACTTGGTTTTCAGCGCTACGAGAATTTTCTCTTTCATGTTTTTTCGTTCTATATGGTTTCGAATAAATCATCATATTCGCACAAAAAAGGTCTGTCAGCCGACGCCAACAGACCCACTAACAATTACATGAAGGTTATATCGTTCTGCAACTGGTGGGCTGCGACTTCACAGCCTCTGCGACAAAAGTCAGTATGTTCGGCACATTATGCAAATTATTTTAAGGAAAAATTCGTTAAAAAAAGAGGAGAGCAATTCTCACTGTCGGAAAATAGCTTTATTGAAATGATTCATTCCAAAAAGTGCGAAAAATAGTGCAAGAAGGAGAGGTATCCCGCAATGGGAAATTAGATTGGGTTTGTGTCTAAATTGTGTGCCCGACTAAAAACAAACCAGTCACCTACAGGGCTGTAAGTGACTGGTTTTCTGTGTGGTGCCACCGGGAATCGAACCAGGGACACAAGGATTTTCAGTCCCATAATTATATTTTTGAATAATTATGTGTTGTTTGAATTTTTATATGAAAATCAATGTTTTAAGCTTCCAAATGTGGCGATTTTATTTTGTTTATTTTTATCTATTTTTGTTTGTTTTTGTATTTTTGTGTCGAAATTGTGTGTTGAAATAATAATTATCCTATCAAATGAACTATTCAAAAGACGGAATAACAGTTGCGCCCATAATAGATACGAGTCATCCGAAAAAGAACGGAAAGTGCCCCGTAAAAATTCGTGTAACCTATCGCCGGGATCGTCGCTATTATCCGACGGGCAAAGACCTTACCTTGGATGAGTGGGAAGGTCTGACTACAACGAAGGTTCGCGCCCTTGTGGCCGTTCGTAAAGATATAGAAAGCAGTTACCAAATTGTTCGTGGGGTTGTTGAGGAATTGGCACGCGACGGTATTTTTTCATTCGATAGCCTCAACAAGCGATTGAAACGTTCGGGGGTTGATACTCTTAACCGTGCATTTGCGGCTAAAATAGCGGAATTAAAAGAGCAGGATCGTATCGGGTCAATGCTGGTTTATAATGTTGTTATACAGGGATTGGAGCGGTTTGCCGGGGATCGTATTGCTCTTGAATCTATAACGGTGGATTGGGTAAGACGTTATGAGCGCTTTCTACTCGGAGAAGGTAAGAGCCGTACAACGATCGGAATACACATGCGCCATTTACGAGCCATATTGAACGATGCTTGTCGATGCGATGCGATTAAACCCGCGCAATACCCGTTCGGCCGAGGGAAATATGAAATACAGGCCGGTGAGGGCCGTAAATTGGCTTTAACGCTGGAGCAGATCGGGCAGATCGCCCGCTATGAGGATGGGAACGAAGCAACGGCCAAATACCGGGATTATTGGCTGTTCCTCTACTTGTGTAACGGGATCAACGTCGCCGATTTCGTGAAATTGCGGTATCGTGATATTGTGGACGGTGAAATCTGTTTCGTGCGTCAAAAGACCGAGCGCACGACTAAGACCCGTAAGGAAATCCGGGTCGCGGTAGTTCCCCAGATGCAAGCTATTATCGACCGCTGGGGTAATACTCCAGCACCGAATAACTTTATTTTCCCAATTCTCGACGGGTCGGAGGATGCGGTGCAGAGCCACGCTAAAACAATAGCCGCTACCGGGTTAATCAATAAACGGATGCGGATGATCGGGGAGCAGCTCGAAATTGGGAACATATCGACCTATACGGCGCGTCATTCGTTCGCTACGGTGTTGAAGCGTGCCGGGGCGAATATCGCCTACATATCGGAAAGCCTCGGCCACCAAGATCTGAAGACGACGGAAAACTACCTTGCCAGCTTCGAGCGAGAGGAACGAGAGAAAAATGCTGCATTACTGACGAATTTTTAATACGATTATTTGCATAATGCGCCGCAGTGCAGTACCTTTGTCATATCGTGTTATTTTAGTTGGAATGATCGGCGGGGCACATCTTATTTCCGTCGGTCATTCCGTTTTTACTGCATTTCTCCTCTTGGATGTGGTGAATAGCAACAACCTCACGCCTAACCGACGCACTATTTCGCCGGACAAAGGGTGTTTCATTTTGGAACAGTGCTTACAGTGACGGAGAGAATGTCCGCCAAATGGACGATGAAACCTGGTGTTAATAGATTTTGCCTTTCCTGTTTCACCTTGCGAACGATGCTATTCTTGCTTTTGTAGTTTATAGGCGTGCACGATGCCTCATACTTTGCCTCAACTCCTTATGCAACACCTTGCAACTTATTCCCTACGTACTGCGCTTTTGCCAAGAGTTATACGGCATCGCGATTGATGAACAGCGAATCATTGAAGTGTTTTTTGTTTTCCCCTATGAAATACGGCAAATTCTTCGCCTTTTCGATTCTTTCGGTGTTGTCCTCGACCCATCGTTTGAAGTTGTCGGGCACATCCTTGACCTCATTCAGCGGTTCCTCCCAAAAATCCCTATCCGTGCCCTCGTTGGCTATAATTGGCACTGCATAGCACTTGCAGTTCGGGTGCCACCCGATGAATTTGAAAGATTTCGGATATTTTCCCTCCATTGCGTCACATATTTCCAGCGGCGCACGCCCTTTTTTGAAGCGCGGATACCAGAACTTTGCCAGCCACTGTACGTGCGATTTTGATGTTTTTACCTCATATCCGACAATAAAATCAAGTTGTTGCCAGCGGATACTGTCGGCTTCACGATAAGCGCTGTTTATTTCGGTGCGAGCCATACGCATAGCATTCTGATAAGATGACCGGTAAACGCCTTGCCCAGGGTGATAAGCCTGCGCCACTTTCGACAGGGTAAGATTGCCGAACGCATTTCGGACACGTCGAAATAGTTTGTCCGGCTCATTCAGATAGACGCGTACATCACGGCTTATATCGGCAGCGCTTCGGCCTTCGCTGATACCTATAGATAAGGATAATTCTATGTGCCGTTCGAACTGCTTGGCGATACTCCAAACTCTTTCGGATAAATTATGCCCGTAAGTTGTTCTACGTTGAAATGCCTCAAGTGCACCGAGATTGTGAAGCATCCATCCTTTTTTCGGATTGTCGAATAGTTGTTTTACCCATGAATCGTTCTTGTCGTTGGCAAAAAACCATTCCGAAGTGATCCCCGCTGTAATTATAGTGGACAACTTATTTCGGAATGAAGATAACGAGGCATCGGCTTGTTTACTACGGCTTTTGTTTGATGAGAAGGCGAACAATCGCCCCGTATTGGGTTGATATTTATATCCCATTCCCAGTCGAATCAATTCATCCGAGGCCACATCATACAAAGCCTCTATCTGTCGTAGATATTCTTCGACATGCGTTTTATGCTGTTGCTCCCATTGGGCGGCTTTCAAATTCAATCCGGGCATCGTTTCGAATTAGAATGTTGGCTCTATAATATTGTTCATAGATGCCTCTGCCTTCGCTTGCTTTATTCGCTCGATTTCAGCGGTAACATCATCGGCCGTTCCCATTAGTTCAACGCCCTTTTCCAGCGACATAACGCCATCCTGCACAGCACGGCCTATAGCCGCCCAACGTGCGGTGACATCTTCATTGAACGGTTCGGCAAATTCGTGTTCTATTTTGAGCGCAGCCAAATCAGGACGCAAATGAATATGGGTTACATTCATCATAATAGCGAGAATAAGATTTTTCTCCCTATCTACGGCTATGTCGTATATCTCTTTATTATTTTCGCGCTTGATATATCCCAGTACCATCGCGCGTTTGATCGCTTCGCCCGACAAAGTTCCCAGCCCAGCCATTTTCTCGGGTGTAAACTCGGGCGTGAAAGTGTCGAACAAGATGGACTGCGCGAGGTCTTCCTTTTCCCGTTGCTGCGTCTCGGAAGAGGTCGGTGGATTGATGTACTCGAATTTTGAATCCGCTCCGGTCATCCGAATCATTTTCCCGGGCTTGTCGGCTCGACCTTTCAAAAAATCTACGACATCGCCCGTTGCTGCGGCGATAGGGTCTGCGAAATAGTTATTTGTGTCGGATATTTTGCTGTCTATATCCTCCTCGCGGTCTATGCGGGGGTTGAGGCCTCCCCACGCTTTATCCTGTCGGTAGTAGATAACATTGATTTTTCCGGTTGGATTGGGAGTTGCAATAACCTCCCAATTAAGAGATCCTCGTTTGCATCGGTAGATCGTATCAGGTGTTTGAATATCGAAATGCTCGATAGTTGATGTCCCCTCTTTAAGGTAGTACCCATACCCGAATGCAATGAGGTTCTCGTATAGGTCGAATAATGGACGTAGGGTGTATCCTTTCGACTTGCAAATTACCACAACTTTTACCTGCGGTTGGAAATTCTCGTCCCGATAGATGTGGTAGAGCTTGGCACATTCAGTTTCTGCTCCCGCAATGCGTTTTGCTTTACGCATGGAAACGTTGAATCGTGTATCTTGCAAAAATTGATTATATGCTTCGAAAGCCTCGTCCGAACCTTCGTTGTTCACCTTCTTCCATCGTATCGGATTCCCGAGCAGAAAGAATAGTTCCACCTCATTGATGTACTTCTGTCGTGCACGAGGCAACTTCTCGGTACGATAAGGCTCCTGGCCTTTCCGCATCTTATCGGCCTTTCGCATAATACGGTGGAGTTCGGGGTTATATTCCTGAATCGCCTGCAAAACCTCCGTATCGCGATTCTGCATAAGTGTTTGAGCCTGTGTAATGTCTTTGTCCTTGATAAGCGTAAGCAGATCACGTTCTGCACCGGTTGCATTCAGATATTTATTGCGTATCGCATTGAGTAGGTTGTCTATAAATCCCATATCCGTACTTTTTACCAAATTCCTAAATCCTCTTTGTCTAAATCTTCTTCATTGTTGAAATACCCCCGCTTTTCGATTACTCCGGTCAGGGCATCTTCGGCGTCGTCATGGCTGTTGAACTCCTGCTGCTTACGGTATGATTTGACATGCGAGGCGAACTCCGGCCATTTGTGCTCCCATCCGGTCGGAAAATAAATAAGGTTTTGCACTTCATTCGATCGCGTGAAAATACGCACCCTTTTGTTGGCGGTCTGCGTAAATGGGTTGAACGATGTAAAGTTGTTACCGATTATTCGGCACTGCGCCTCAACATTGCGCCCGAAAGACCTGCCGCCATTGTTGCTCTCGACGTAGCAGATCTCCGTCTTGTTTCGGGACAGCATCTCGGCTGTTGCCGGCTCGGTATATTCCATCGGTTTCTGTGTATATAAAATGTCCGTCACGAAATTGCCGATGGGAGTTTCCGTATAGCAAATAGAACACAGATAGTCACTGCCGGTATCAGCGGTATCCGTGTAGTTCTTTCGCTTCATAGATGCTGCATATGGAATTATGTCGTATGTCTTAAACTCTCCATACATCAAACCTTCCAGCGGCTTCGGGTTCTGCATATATTGCGTTTCAAAGACAAATGAGTTCGATCTCTCGATTTTGTGCAGTTCCTCCAGCGTATGCTTAAATTCCCAGAGAGGCTGTTCCTGTCCGTTTTCGTCATGCCAGATGCAGGGCAACGAAAGTACCGTCCATTCCTCCGGCTCGATCTCCTGAAGATAGCCGCATAGATCGTGCTCATGGAGCCGTTGCATAATGATTATGATAGGCGTATTGCGCGAGTTCACGCGGTTGCGGATAGTCGATTCAAAGCGATTGTTCACCCGCTCGCGGATCGTTTCGGATAGTGCATCTTCCGGTTTGATCGGGTCGTCGATAACAATAGCTCCCGCAAAATCGCTTTCCCACGCAGGAATAAAATCACCCATTTCGCGCCGCTCCCTATACGGATCATTTACTTGACCTGCACCAAATCCTGTAACCTGTCCTGCTGCACTTACTGCATACAGTCCGCCTCCGACGGATGTATACCACTTTTTAGCATTCTTGCTTTCGACGACTACTTCAGGGAAAAGCCGCTGGTAGTAGTCTGATTGTACCGTTTCATTGATCTCTTTCGAGTTGTCGAGAACAAGATCATCGGAGTATGATAGGTGTATGAATTTACTGCGGGGGTTTAACGCCAGCCCGTAGGCGATGAAGTTCTTAGAGACAAGTTCGGTCTTGCCATATCGTGGCGCAATATTGATAATAAGACGCTTTATTTCGCCACGGACGACTTTGTCAAGAGCTTCGCATATTTTGCGATGATGATCGCCGACAATAAACCGCATCCCCGTCTTATGCTTGAACATGTAACGGGTGAAATTCAGCATACCGGAAAGACAGAAGGTACGCTCTATGTCTATGTCGCGAATCGGAGTAGTGCGTTAATACTCTTCGTTAAGTTTTAACCCATATTGTCTTGCCTCTTCGGGAGAGAGAGTGCGAGGTGGAATAAGTTCGGCACCATCTGCTCCTGTAACCTCTTGACGTTCTACATATCCCCGTTTTTTTCCGCGTGTTTTGAGAGTGAAAATGATCGCTGTTTCGGAGGGACGTTCGATCCAACCGGCAAATTGCTTTTCTCCTTTCTCGTTGGTCTCAATAGCTGGAACCCCGGCAACCAGTTTGCGGAGGTTGCTTTCGGCGAGGTCGATAAAGCGCTCTCGGGAATCTTCGAGAGCTTGTTTGAACTCGGGGTCTGCTTCGCACCAGGCATATACGGTAACACGTTCCACCCCGATATTTGCGGCAATATCAGACAAAACGCCACCGCAAGCATTGGCAATCTTGCGGAATATATCAATATCTGGTTTTCTACTTGGTGCCCCCATTTTTTATAGTGTAAGATTTGTATGGTTACTATGGCCGCTATTAGAAGATGGGTAATTTTAGCTCGTGAGCCTCTAACACCCGTCTCATGGCAATGTCATAGTATTTATCGTCTAATTCAATTCCGATGCCCCTACGCCCTGTATTGGCGCAAGCGACCATTGTTGAGCCACTACCCATCGTGCAATCAAGGACGCAGTCGCCCTCGTTGGTATAAGCTCGGATAAGATATTCCATAAGGCGTATAGGCTTTTGTGTCGGATGGTTTACTTTCTCTTTTGAATTAGAGACAACGCTTGGAATGGTAATCACATTACCTTGCAATTTGCGGTCTGCGTCAAACGTATGCCAATCCCTCGGAGGGTACCCAGTTGCAAACGACACATTGGGCTTCTTGTTCGTGCTCCACTGCTTACTATTACCTTTCTGCGCCTGACGCACTCTATCCGATATGCGCTCGGTGTATTGGGGATTGAATGTGTATCTGCCATTCGCGAACACTACAATATCCTCGGAGTACTTCAAGTGCCTTATCTTTGCATTGCCGATATTGCTTGGTTTATGCTTTACCCATGTCAGCTTTTCTTTGAATATCCTATAATTGCTAACAATAAGCGAAGATGTGAACGGTTCGGTGGCAAACAACACAATCGCCCCCTTGCAGATGCGGCTGAACTCACTCCACATCGGCTCGAACGGAATGATATTATCCCAGCTACATGAGGTCGTACCATAAGGTAGGTCACAAATTATAGCGTCCACGCTCTTATCCGCAATCGTGGGCATCCACTCCAGACAATCTCCTTTATAAAGTTGTATATCGCCTTTTGTAGTCATTTTTTATACTGTTGTTTTTTGTCATTATTCTACTCGTTCAACCATATCCGAGAACATCTCGCCGGGGATAACTTTATCATCGGGTCCGAACCCGAAACGAAGCATGAATGCGGATTTTGCACGATATGATTTGAAGTTAATCATCACGTAGGATTCAATGTCCTCGACCTTTTGTTCGGATTGCTGTCTGATTTGCTCTTTCATCTGCTTTACGGCTGCTTTGCGCTCTTCGTATGGCCGTTGTATCTCCTCAAAGTCGTCTATTATGGACGATGTTCCTGCATTGATCTCTTCTTGCATGACGGTAATGCCGTATATGTTCATGTCAGCCTCGGAGAGACCGGCGCGCCGGGGCGATTCTTTTCGTAACCTACCCAGAACTGTATGGCATCGTAGTGGTTGATAACCGTATCAACGCCCTTCTCGCTGTCCCACGCCGATTCGGGCACGTCACTGTCTTTCTTGTAGACTTTGCCTGTGTTGTTGTCTCGGTATGAAATGTATTTCGTGTTGGTCGGGCGTACTTCGCGGGTCTCGACCGTTTTTTCACCCGACAAAATGGCGTCGAACCATTTTTGTTTGATGATAAGCGTTAAAATTTTCATAGCCGTAAATTTCATTAGTAGCGGGGGCAAGAATCGAACTTGCGCCTGCGGGACACTAACCCGCCGTGGTAACCTCTGCACTACCCCGCATATATCTGTTCGATGCAAAAGTGGACACGTTCGGCACATTATGCAAATCTTACTATTGAATTATTTATTAAAAATACGATTTTTTATTGAGAGCTGCAATTTTTAAGGTCTTTTCTTCACACACCCTTTGCAGCGGATAATCTCAAGCACTACTGCGTCATATTTGACGATCAATAGGCTGTCGCGATTGTTGTCTGCACCTTTGTAGGCTTTACACCCACACTTCAGCCGCGTGCGGTGACATGTCGCGTCCGTCAATTCGAATGCCTTTTTGAGTAATGTCAAATCGCTGCGTTTTTCTACGTACATCGTTGGTTTCATATATTATATAACTTTTACAAAGTTGAACATTCTGAATGACCGCCAGCCCTCGGCAACCGTATCGTAATAGGTTACGAGGTGTTTGTTAGGCTTACGGTCGTCACCTTTTGTTTCGGGGCATAAGTCGTCCTTAAGCGTACCGAATGCCTGTCGCAATTCACCCGTACTCGATTTGAGGTAGAAGAACTGCACGATGCCCGCGCGCATCTTTATCTTCAATTTGAACACCTGCCATGCCTTATGCAGACACTCAGCAAAGGTTACACCCGTCGCGCGGCACATCTGCCACGCCGTGCGCATGATGATGGAAAGGTCGGTTCGTTTCATTGTTATATAGGTTAAAAGTTGGTTTTTAGTTTGAGTAGTCGCAAGCACTCTTTCAACTCGCTGTCTGTGTATTTCTTGGCGATCTCTCGTGATATGCCGTTTGTGTTCATTGCGATTTTGATCGCAGCCTCTCTGTTCACCTTGAAGGATTTTCTTGTCTTCATAGCTTTTCAATTTTTTCAAATGTAACATAATACAGCCTATTGCCAACGAGTACCATTGCGATATTCAGTTTATCGAACTGTCCTCGATATTCACCAGTATTGCGTCCGAATCTCACCGGGTCGCCAATTTTTATGTCTTTCATATCTTTCATTTTTACCACCGGCGGCAGGTGCCGCCACGCTTCGGGCCTGAGGTCTGTTTATAGCCGCCCGAACGGCTTTATTCGTCGAGGTAGTAGAGCAGCAGTTCACAATCTTCAACGTGCAGAACTCTCGTAGGTTCGATTTTTTCGAGTTGCAAAGACAGTGTATCGTCTTTCTCTGCATAGATGTACGCCCACTGGCCTTTCAGTTCGATTTCTTCTCTGGTGCCGAAATAGGCGACAGTATTATCTACGTCTTTGACAAGACCCCAGCTGCCATTGTCCATACCATCACGATTGATTGCGTCGATCACTTTAAATGCAAATGCGTTCATAGTTCTATTGTTTTAGACGTTTATTCAATAAATCAATTAGTTGATTTCGCTGACTTTGCAAGGTGTGAAATACATATCTCTTTCGATGCCAAGACCAAAGGGGCGAGTTCTAACGCGTTGAAGTTCATTCAGTGACACATAACCATATTCTCGCTCGCCCATATTGTCTAACAATGCGAAGAGAATGTAGTCGTCGTCTTGCTTCTCGCCTTCGAGAATGTACCACGTCTGACTGCCGCAGGGGTTGAAGAACTTGCAGATGACCTGTGCCTTGCCGCCTTTGCCATCTTGTGAATAAATGGGGTACTTTGCCAACTGCTTCTCAATTGCTTTAGTTAAGAGTTTCATGGCCGTATTGTTTAATTGTTGTTTTGATTTTTTGGTGCAAATATAAATGATATTTTGATATAATGCAAATATTTTGAGATAAAAATTTAATTGACACTAAAATTTTTTGCTGTTTATATGAATATCAATATATTTGTGGCAAATAATACGTCAAAATGAGAGTTAAAGAATTATTGAAGGAACGAGGAATGACCGCAAAAGAGTTGGCGGCGCGTCTCGGAATGACTGAAACGGGGTTAAGTATTGCAATTGGTGACAACGGAAATCCGCCGTTAAAACGATTGCAAGAAATAGCCGATATTTTGGGTGTTGAAGTGCCGGAACTTTTCGCCGCTTCGAAAGAGGGAGCAATCACGTGCCCGCATTGCGGGAAGTCGATAACCATCAAGGCAGAATAACCTCAACGATACCTACCCATGGAACTACAACCTATCCAAAGCAAGATTTACGAAATACGGGGCCAGCGGGTGATGCTGGACCGTGATTTGGCGGAATTGTACCAAGTAACAACAAGCGCTCTCAATCAAGCGGTAAAGCGTAATATCGAACGCTTTCCGCCCGATTTCATGTTTCAACTGACAGATGCCGAAACTGAAAATTGGAAATCACAAATTGTGATAACCAATTCCATCACGATGGGTTTACGCCGCAACCCCTATGCGTTTACCGAGCAAGGCGTTTCTATGTTATCGGCTGTTTTGAAAAGCTCCGTTGCCATACAAGTAAGTATCGCTATTATGCGTGCTTTCGTAGCGATGCGGAACTACATCACGACCACGACGACAGTAACGGCCGAGTTGGCCGAAATTCGGGCGAAACTGGCGTTACTGGAGCGGGTGGACGCCGACAATGCCGAGGCGGTCAGCGATCTGTCGGAAGATATGCGCAAGGAGCTTGATAATATCTACAACGCTATTGCGGCGTTGTCGGTCAAGATACCGCAGGCACGCAAACCCGCCCGCAAAATTGGATTCCAACAAGCGGAGCAAAAGGCGGAAGAGTAGCAACGTACCCGACGAACACAATCACCTGCCCGAAGTGCGGGACGGTGCTGGAGGTAAAAGAAAAGGAATAAATAAAACTACATTCCTATGACACAAAAGCAGGCCATACAGTTGTTCGAGGACCGCAAGGTGCGCACCGTTTGGGACGAGCGGACGGAGACGTGGTATTTTTCCGTTCTCGACGTGATCTCCGCTCTGACGGACACCGTGAATCCGACCGATTATTTCAAGAAGATGCGCAAGCGGGATGAAGCGCTCGCCTCGTTCGTGGGGACAAATTGTCCCCAGATAGCCATGAGGTCAGAAACGGGAGTGATGCGCAAGACGCTGGCCGGAGATGTGAAAACCGTCCTGCGGATTATCCAGTCGATTCCGTCACAGAAAGCCGAGCCTTTCAAGCAATGGATGGCGCAGGTGGCAAGCGACCGCCTCGACCAAATGCAAGACCCTGAGTTATCTATTGAGCAGGCCGTAGCCGATTATAAACGCCTTGGATATTCGGATACATGGATTAACCAACGCTTGAAAAGTATCGAAGTCCGTAAACTTCTCACTGACGAGTGGAAACGCGGGGGCGTTGATGGAACGCAATATGCCACCCTTACGGACATTATCACGAAGGAGTGGGCCGGACGTACCACGAAAGCCTACAAACGTTACAAGGGGTTGAAAAAGGAGAACCTGCGGGATAATATGACCAATGTCGAACTGCTGTTGAACTCATTGGCCGAGGCCTCTGCTACCGAACTTTCCCGAAACGAAAATCCAATAGGTTTCAAGGCCAACGCCAACGTCGCCAAACGGGGCGGTACAGTAGCTAAAGTTGCCCGACAACAACTCGAAAGCCAACTCGGACACTCTGTCGTATCACCCCTCAACGCTCGGCAATACCTCGGAACGTTGCCCGACAATCCGCCACCCGAAACAGCGCACCTTACTTCAGCGGTAAAATCGACGAAACCGATTACATGCGACACCTCAAACGAGGAGGAATAAATAGTTCTCAACTTAAAAACACAAATGAAACTAAAGTAATAAACGCATCGAATTCGATGCGTTTTAGAATATGAAATGTAATATGGAACCGTCTCTGAATATTCGATCATTTCGAATAGGCAATTTAGTGTATAACCCCCATCTTGAGCGAATTGGGTATATTGCAGAAATTACGCGTGCAGACATGACGTTATTTCATGGTGAGATGCTAATTAAGGAAGCCGGATTTTATCATGAGATTTTAGATAAAGTAGTATTATGAGATGTTAGGCCTATACGTTTGACTCCAACGTTATTGGAAAAATGCGGCTTTGAGAAAGAATTTAGCGACTGTTACCAACGATTTGACTACTATATCATCCCCCGTGTGATATGCTTATCTCCTAAAAAAGAAGGGTTCTGTTGGCAGGTGGAAGACGAAATCGACGATTGCAATGTGGATGTGCCCATAAAGTATCTGCACCAGCTCCAGAATATATATTTTACATTGACCGGAACGGAGCTGAATGTAGAAAAGATATATGATGCGAGAATGTAAAAAGCCGAGGGAACTCGGCTTTCTGTTTATCATTTCAAACCGACCGAATCAAAAATAGGGTACGGTTCGATATGTCATTTTCTCGGTTCATGATTGAGGCGGGATTGTGAGTTGATTATCTTTTTTAGTCGGTCTCGACCGCAATACCTCCAATATCACTCGGTCACCGTCGAGAACCAGCATCCCGTGTCGGCGGGGATCACCACCTTTGGTGCGGTGCTCGGCCTCGCATTCGGTGCGGATCCGGACACAACGGAAACCTGCGGCCTCGAAAGCCGATCCGATTAACGATAGGTCGCTGCGCTTGGGGACGCAGTACATGGGTTTAATTGCCGCTTCGATGCGGCCCATGCGTTCGATGCGCTTTTTCATTTTGATTTAGCAATAAAAAACTGCGTTACGAGTTGCTCGGCTCAAAATGCAAGCCGTCGGGCGTTTCCGCTACCGAACTCGACGCAGTTAAATTTAACTGTATGTATAGATACAAAATACCCAATATGGTTGGATATGTTTGCATCGCATTTTGATTTAGCAATGCAAATATAATGATTTTGTAGGGAATAACAAAGGCGAGATTTATTCTCGCCTTTGTTTTGAAACATATATCCTATCTGATTACTTTTTTTGAAGTTTTATTTCCAGTGTTATATTATCTCCTGCTACACCCATAGACACTTCGGCAATTCCGTTTGAGATAGAATGTACTTTGTATCTGTATAATTCTTCCCCGTCTATATAAGTATATATCATATCCCCTTCAGCTTTGTATGTTCCTGAACCGTTGCCAAAATACCCGCTTCCCGAATATGTACCATTTTCATAAAATACAACAGAGAATGCAAGATTTGTGTGTGGCGGTTGGGTTATATCTATCCATTCGCCGTTACTTTGTATGGCAATTCCCTGCCATGTGCCATAAAGATTCTCAATGTCGAACTTGAACGATTCTTGCTCATCCTTTTCGCACCCCATAAAAGTAACTGCACAAATAACAGCCATCAAAAGTAAAAATTTTTTCATAACATAAATTGTATTGGTTAGATGCTGCAAAGTTACAAAATTCCCCCCCCCGCAAAATAATGAGCCTATTTTTTTGAAGTTGTGCCGAAAGTTCCGAGGTTTGTAAAAACGCTGAAGCTATGATTTGGATTTATATTTTGCTATTCGTGATTATTGCGTTGATTGTGTATTTGATCTATCTTGTTCGTTTTTGGGGCAGAACTAATATTGAATTGACAGGTGATACTTATACTGGATTAAACAATGTTCTGTGTAGAATATTGAATCAAGACAGATTAAAAAAGTAATTTACTGATTTTTTGCATTGCAATCCAAGTCCATTCAAAAATAGTGTGTCCCCAAAATTGAGAGGCGCAAATAGATATGATAGCTAATGCAATAGCCCAATGCGCTTCGCGCCTACTTATTTTTAAATTGCGAAGTTCTAAATTATCCCGTTCTTCTTGTTTGCGTTGTTCGTTATAGATGACTGCACATCCTCCCTGGTCTTTACACACTGATAAATTAGCCGCAGCTTTTAACCATATTCCACCCCCTTTTATTTCAATGACCATATGATCTTCAAGAACGCGCAGTATTCGCATCCGTTGTTCTTCATTTGGGATTAATGTTTTGACGGCATCCATATTAAAATAGGCCGGATTTCTTGATAATTCATTTAGAAAAACGTCGGCAATGTTAATGTCTCCTTTTTGTAGTTTGGCTATCATAAGGTTCATTGAATAGTAATTCAATCTGAAATTTGCATCGGCTCCTATTTTTTAACTCTTCTTTGAATGCTTATTATCAGGTGTCTGAATTACAATATATTTTTGTAATTCATTGATATACATTATTTTAGCTCCGATTTTATGGGGGGGGGATTTTTGACCCCCAGATCTGTCGGAGTTGCTGGAAAGCCTGTAGAAACGCCTGAAATCGACGCAAACAGCCTATCGTAACGGGCATTCGACAGCTCGACTTGTGTAATTAACCGATTCATCTGGGCACTCTGCTCTCTTATGACTGCCATCGCCTCACGAGTGATCGCTATAAGATTAGTAATATTCTCGGTTGTAGGCGCGGGAGAACCCTGCGTTTGCTGCATTTCACTCTTGTCAGCACTGGTGGCAGCATTGCCGACCGGAGATGTGCTGTGGCTTTCTCGAAGCATCTCGCCGTCGCCGGTGAGGAGCCATGCGGCATTTATAAAGTATTTGTCTTGAAGTTTCAATGCGAGGTCTTTTGATATTCCGCATTTTCCTGCCTTAATATCGTAAAATACCTGTGGATTTTTTAGACCCAATTCGATAGACAAAGCCCTTGCACTCTTTTTTAAGTGACTTAATACATTTTCAATTCTTTGAAAATCATTCATATAAATACTCTCTACATTTTTATACAAAAAAATATTCTTGAAAATGTTTGTGTATTCAAAAATAGTCTTTATATTTGCATTGTCAAACGATACTACAACACAAATATACAAAATAATATTGATTATGAAAGCTGTCTATAACAAATCGAAGATCATGCTGAATGCCTGGTATATGTTTCGGGTGAAGATGGTGAAAAATTTCGCTGAGGCCTTGCGGAAAGCATGGAATAACGAGAAGCTGGCCAACATCCGCGCGATGATCGAAGGACGCACTTTGGAAGCCTCCGCACCTAAAACGACCGGAGAACACAATGTTGCAGCAAGTATGGCTTTCGCGGCGGGATGCCTGGACTATTATGCCGATGCGCGGCCGGGACAGTATTTCGGAGATTAAGGATAACAATATGATGGAGACGAAGAAGAGCAACCAGACATTCGGGGAGATATGGCACTCCCTCACGCCTTCGGAACAGAGCCGCCGGGCCAATGAGATTATGGAACGATTAGGAGTGAGTATGTGGACGATTCAGTCGTGGATAACAGATCCGGAGAAAGGCGGGTATCGCAGGCCGAGCAAAAGACGGCAGGCCATTCTTGCCGAGATGTTCCAGGTTCCGGTGGAAGGGCTGTTTTTAGCAAAGACATATTCTCCGGAGAACTGAATAATGGAATCGGCCGACAGGCTGGCCGCCCTGCTCGAAGAATAGCGGGTGTACATTGAACGAATTATCAAAATACTCAATAAACAATATGCTGGTAAAAAAGACGATAAAAGTGATTGTTCTGCCTCCTGATGTGAAGAAGGAGATTGCGGCCGAGGTCGGATGTACGGTCGAAACGGTATATAATGCCTTGAATTTGACGAATCCCACAGTTGGAGAGCAACCCGATCGTATCCGTCGTATGGCGCGAGAGCGGGGTGGCTACAATGGGACTAAAATCCGGTGGATTGAGGCTTAAAAAAGACTATGCTATGAAGGGATCGCCAAGTTGAAGGGCGTGGCCGTTGAGCGGCTGCGAATGAAGAAGGAGGACAAATAACGACAAAGAGTGCGTGGTAGAATGGTATTACGAATCGATTAGTGGTAAAGACCAAGTGTACTCACGATGCGCTTAATGGACAGTACACCCTGAAGAGCGCAGATGTTCAAACAGAAGCTAACCGATTGAAAGGCATTCCAGACGTGGAATGTTTGCCAGTTCGAATCTGGCCGCACTCCCTAATCAATATAAAGCATTATGAACGAGCCAATTATTATTACCACTCCCGCAGAATTGCGCTCTATTGTCGCTGACGAAGTGGCGGCGATTCTGCCGAAGCTCGCCGATTTCAGGCGTAAGAATGAACCGGTAGAAATCGATAATTTGTCCGTTGAAGAAGCCGTGCGGTTTATTGCGGAGCAAGGTATCCCGACCACCCGTTCGACGATTTATAATTGGGTTTTTCTAAAAAAGATCCCATTTAAGAAAATTGGACGCCGCACGGTGTTTTCCAAAAAGGAGCTTCTTGCTTGGATCGAATCCCGTACGACTTTGCCGGAGGACAGACGGGCCGTTGCAGCTGCGCGTATCGCCAAAAGTGCTAACTGCAAATAAAATGACAGATAGGCTACTACCGAACCAGTGACTAATATGTACTTCTATGCTGTACTGGTCGGCCCTGGTAGTGGATCAACCGAGCACTATCCGCGCCCAACGTTCTTTCATTCGAGTAAAGTTAAGAGTTGAGATTAGTTGAGTTTGCCATTTCCGGGCGCGGATTTTCAAAGTCCGTATCGGGTTGAATGTCCCGGTGCGGGCGCAAAGGACGGCACGGAAGCCGTAGGGGTCCTAAAGCCTGCCATAAACCCCGGCCGCAAGGCAGAAAGGCTGGAACGAATAAGCGGTTCATTGAAATACGAGAACCATCCGAAGGGATGTAAAACCCGGCGAGCGACTTGGCGCAGAAGGGCGGATATTAGGCCGATCAATACCAAAAAGCAGGCGACGATCCGGAGCAATTCGGGGAGCCGGTAGCGATATACCCTGCGATTCAGTCGTGGTCTTCGATGACGACAGGGTGCAAATTTTAATCAAAACAATTTACGTGCAATGTCAAACAAAGTATTTACCCCAGAGAACATTTCCAAATTAAAACAGAACGAGGTCTTTGTATTCGGCAGTAATAAGGCCGGTAACCACGTTGGCGGCGCAGCTCGTGTCGCGGTCGAGAAGTTCGGCGCGATCATGGGGCACGGCGAGGGCTTACAGGGCCAGTCCTACGCTATCCCTACGCTCGATGAACAGATGGACAAGGTGTCTACCGAGGAATTGACGCGATCGGTACGGAGATTCGCAGACTATACACGGTACAATACCGATAAGGTTTTCTATGTAACCAAGATCGGATGCGGCATCGCTGGATTCTCGGTCGAAGAGATTGTGGAAGTATTCAAAAGCGTCTCGTTCGGCGATAACGTGGTGCTTCCGCAAGAGTTCGGCGAAGAAAAACATATCGATGGATTTAAAGGGTTCAATGCAGATATGACCTGCCTGGGCTTCAAATTCGAGGAGGGCAAGACTTACGAAGAGGATGTTGAGTTGAAAGTTTGTAATCGAGGCTTTCATTTCTGCGAATCACCGTTCTCTGTCCTTAGCTATCGTGATATGCTGGATGATGAATGCAAGTTCATCCCTGTGCATCATGTAACAGCTTTGGGGCGATGTCATTCCGACTCGGATAAAACGGCGACGACAAAGATTCACATCGGGGCAAAACTCGATTTCAAAGGATTCATTAAAGCTGGTATAGATTTCATTTACGAGAAGTGCATCAAAGAGGGTCCGACCGACAATGTTAATTCGGGCGACGACACAAAGATCGGCTCCTCGGGC